ATCTGCAACTCCGTAGTAGTTGTTCATTGGTGTGTACTTCTTTAAATGAATAATTTCATTAGGACGATCTTCTTGTCCAGCAATTGGGTTCTCTGTTTCTAAATCCCCAAAGTTATTAAAGTATACTGCCTTTCCGTAAAGCAATTGAATAAAGCCGTCTCTAAGTCTACGCACACGCATTGTCTTTGCAGGAATATGACCGATGTATCCAATGTTTCCCGCTGTAGTTCTGCCTATTTCAATATAGCCATTTCCAGTTGCTTCATAGTCTGTAAATACTTTAATTAATGTTTGAGTAAATGTATCTTCATCATTCGTTGTATCAAGCCACGCATGCAAGTCTTGTCTTAATTTGCTTAGCTTTCTACGTGCTCTTTCAAGAGACTTGTCATCTGTAATAGAATCAAAAGCATCATTTGTTTTCTTTGTTTCTATAAAATCATATCCTAAGCCGACAATGTTTGCTACCTTTGCATTAATTGCAGCATAATTGTATGTTGAAATCTCGTATACTTTTGAAAGATATTCTAAGTTGTATGGGGGCTCTACTAAATCGAACATAGCATAGCCAGTAATTGCTTGTGCTAATAAATTTTGCTGTGTTCCAGTTTCTTCTCGTCCAGTAAACGACTTAGAAAACTCTCTGTTAATTTTACGCTTAAATGAAGCCCCTAGCCCTCTTACTTTTTTTAGATCTTCTAGACCTGCTGAAAATGGGTCAGTTGTTATTTCATTTTTTTCTAACGAGAGCCAATCTGCGTTGTTTGAAATATTAATTATGTTTTCTGAGTTATCTTCATCAAGAAATTCTGCGCTCATCTTAACCCCTTTAGTTTTTTCATTTCGTCCTTGTAGTTACCAATATCAAATGGGTCAGGAACTAGTCCCCAGTCAAGTCTTTGCTTTTGGTGCTCAAATTCTTCATCATTAATTTTCCTTCTAGCGGAAAGAAATTTAGGCCTGCCTTCGTGTATACCGAACGTGCGAACTTCTCTAGCCAAAGCATCGATGTTGGATCTATTTCCTTTTTTGGACGTGATTGAAAGAAAGTTTCCATCATCATCTCCAATCCATCTGCCGTCTGGCATCTCCCAGACATATATGCCCAGGGTTGACTCTTCTTCATTAATGTTATATTTAGCCTTATTAATATTCATATGACTTTATTTTACCATTATTGTCTACTCAAGTCCAGCTTTTTGTCAACCCACGTGACAGATTATTGGTTCTGAAGCACGATCCAGTCATTATCATAAAACTCAACAGAGTTTTCTGTCAATGTCATGGACGAATCATCTGCTATTGTTGCTGATTTTCCAATATGCATGTTGTAATTAGATAATGCCATAGAGGCTGAGAAGGTTCCTGGGTAGTAAGAAATATATTGATATAGGCTAGAAGGGCCTCCTGTTGTCGAATGATTAAATAGAATCTGCCCTGTAATTGGTCCGCTTGTTACAATTACAACGTGATAAAGCTCGTTTGCGGTAAATACAGAACTTATATTTGTCTGAGAAGTCCGATCTACGCCATTAACATAAATAGCAGATATATTAGATTTAGTAATAGTTCCATTTGTTACCCATGAGTATTCTGCTGATACAAAGTTTCCACTTGCCGTACTTGATAAAATAGAGTTTGAGGTAAGGTCTGATAGGGTTAAAAAGAACTCTACCGTTCTAGTTAATTCTGCGGTATTAATTTTAAATCCTGATCCGCCTGCCGTTGTTAATCCGTTTAGCTTTTGGCGGGATAAGATAGGATATTTAATTCTTCCCAGCGTAATATCTTTTGAGGCAAATCCAGGTGTGCTCTCTATAGTATAAATATAATCTGGATTACTTACTGAGTAAAGAACTTGATCTTTGTAAAAACACATAAGCAAGCTATATAGCCTTGGAATAAATTTACTTGTATCTGATGAGGCAAATGTTATCTCAAGATAAAGGGTTCTTTCAGAACTAAATGATCCTAATTTAAATTGAGGAATTGTTCTTCCATTAATACACGCTATCCATGTTGTTCCATCTATAGAAGTTCTTACAGAGACCCCATTATCGCCGTTCCACTCTATCTTAGAGGAGTCTAAATCAAATCCTGCAGGAATTGCTATGGCATCTACTATAACTACGCTCTTAGAGGCTGCAGAGGCCGTTTTTTTAAACTCAAGGCATTTCTCTTGTGTATTATAAATTAAATCATTTGAGGCAAAAATCTCTAAGGGCTTGTTTGCAGGATAGGCAAAATTAAATTGCTTGCTTACGCTATCATCATATATTTCAAACAATGTCCCACTTTGAGGGTATGAAATCTGAAGAGGAGATGTTGTGCCAGAGTAATTAAAGTGTTCTAAAGTTTTATCTAGGCCTAGGGCATATCTATATACTGCTGGAGCATCTACAATAAATGAATCAGATGCATTTCCTGTTGGACCTAATTTTAATGTAATTGTTGGGTTAGTAAACTTATAATTAGTTAAAGGTTTGCTTGCTGCAAATTTGCCATTTACATATAAAGACATTTCTGTAATAGAGTATGTTGCTACAATATGATGAGATTGGCTTATATTAGGTAAAGTATAATCAAGTCTTTCCGCCTCAAGTTTAAATACTATATTTCCCTTTTCATAAAATATACCCACATTTTTTGTTGAGTCTGCAAATATGCTTGTTAGGACAGATGTTGTAATTTTAGGATAAAACCAAACTTCTAATGAGAATGCATTATCTGAAGAGTTGTTATCTGCAAATCCGCCATCGGCAGTAGATCCATAATAGTCCTTAGTTACGGGTAGTGTTATGTATTTAGTATTTGTTATAAGAGACCCGTTTGCTCCTCCTGAAACAAGTGGAATAATTCCTATTGTTAGTCCGCCTGTGTATGTTCCATTGTTTGAGCACCCAGACACATCTGACGCTGTGGTTCCAGAAAATTCATCCAGTGGCCAAAAGCCAATAGGATAGTCATTCATTACTTTAAGTTGATAGCTCATAATATTATTATACTACATTTAAAAAGTAGTATTTAAGGAATAACTTCTACGCCAGATATGGTAAGAAGGATACCGCCTGGGATACTAGCCTGAGCAAAAATCCGATCCCCTGGATTTACAACTATTGTAACATCGTGGGAAGTAATAGATTTTTCTGTTGCAGTTAAGTCTGGAAACACTTTATTATAATTTTGAGCATCTTCGCCAGCTGGGGCTACGTAGATAGAATATAGCAATGTTCCATTATAAATATTTGAAACAATAAGATTTTTTATGATTGCTTTATTAGTAAATGTTTTAAGTGGTGTAGTTGCTAGCTGGGTTAATATTAAAGGGCCAACAAATCTTTGAGGTTCATATGCCATTTTTTGTCCTTAGACGATTGTCCATTTAGAAATAAAGTCTCTTTCAACTTGACCCATTTCATAATCACTTAAAGCTCTGTTATAAACAAGAATTTCTCCTAGATCAAATTGACCATATGTTGATAAGTAGCGACCAATTGATTGTCCTGTCATATTAGATGGTGCTCCATCTGATGCACCAAGAGCAACAGTAATTCCATTTCTTCTAACTTCTCTTCTATTATTTGTGTTATCATATCTTATAGAATAAACTTCTGGACGTCCAGCAGTCACTGCTGGAACAATAGCATTAATGTCATCATTACCAAAAACCGCTCTAGATGATGTTGGAATAGTATATCCAAATGCAAGGTTTGATCTTGTAGCCACTCCCTGTCCGCCAATAACAAACGAGCTACCAGTTTTTGCTGTTTTAGTTGCTACGTAAAAAAATGTAAAAGATGTATTTGCAAGCCATGATAGTGTAGGATCTGCAAATGTCATAAAATTATTTACACCATCAAATCTTAAAGCTGGCAATGAGTTAATTGCCGCTAATACGTATGTTGGCTGATTTGTTGAAGTTGCCTGTACAAAATTTCTTTGATACTGAGATCTGTCTTTTACTAAAGAACATTTTCTTGTAATAGCGTCTACTGTAAAGTTAGAAATAGATGTAGCATCTAACCATAGTTGCAAGCCAAACTGAGTGTATCTTGATCTCTTAAATAATGATCTCTGTGACTCTAACATTATGCCCCCTGCAAGGATTCAAATTCTTTAAGACCTGCCTTGTTTGATTTTTTCTCTTGTGAAGTAAAATCTACAAGTTCAACTCTGTATACAGAACCATCTAGAAAATATGGATCACAGAATATCATTTTTTGTTTTTCTGAGTCATGCTCTAAATACTCTAAAACTTCAACTAAGTTATTCTCGTCTTTAAAGTCTTTGTTTGGACCTGAAAGCGGGAAAGAAGCATTTGGAAATAAAGTGTTAAGGGTTCCAGAGCGTTCTACGGTTTCTGAATTAAGTATCGCATAGTACATTTTAGCCGTGTGTCCATTCGTTCATTGGAACAATTGTTGGATAATTTGTAGACTGATATCTTGTATCAAATGAGTATGTAAATACAGACTTGAAAAGACTTAGTTCAGCACCATTTGCTACTGATGTTCCATCAGAGTCAACTCCATATTTTCTAAGTCCGCCTGGATCAACAACGTATAGTCTCATACCAACAGTTCCGTCTACGTTAGACTCTCCTGCATGCCAAATAAATTTGTCTTTCTTGAACGGCACAATTTGTGCTCCCCAAGACTGGCTTGCCCATCTAGAAGTATAATATCTTGAAGGATCTTGAGTGCTAAAGAAAATTCCACACCATCCTGTTTGATAGTAGTAGTATGGTGCATATGCTACAACCCAATCGTTATTCCAGGTCTGCATGTAGCGCATGCCGTAGTAGTTTCCTTGCTCAATTCCATACGAAGTTGTATGTCCTTGACCATTTAAAGTTGTTAAGGTTCCAGAGGACGTAGCAAAGTTAGGAGCAAATGTTGCATATCGAGTTACGTTTGCAGGAACAAATCGTGCTATTCCAACTACGTTATTATCTCCCATAACAATGTATGCTTTTCTTCTTGACTCATCATAGTTTTGAGATGAATCTTGTTGCCATTGGAAATCATTGTAGTAGTAGTAGGCTGTTTGAGTTAATGCTGTAGGACGACCCGCAGTAAATGCCTCTAACAAGAATCTATGCATTGTTCCAACTGTATAGTTAGTTGCATCTAAATCTCTGTTTGCATTAGCATTTTTCCATACGTGAAGTCTATAGTTATTAGCGTTGTCTCTAGGCTCTAGAACTGCCAATGTATTGGTTCTAACATTGTATGAAATTGCTGTATATCCAGTATTGAATCCTGCCCATGTTGCATATGTACCGCTCATATTTACTAATTCTAACGGAGCAGTTCCACTTCTAGGATAAATTCCTAGTTGGCTGTTTCTGTAGTAAATTGAGTTTCTTGGACGGATTCCTGCTTTTTGAATCATTGTTCCAAAGAATGGCCAATGCTCTAATACATAGTTGTACCAAACTGAGTGAGCAAATTGTCCGTCAGATCCTGAAGCTGGTTCGTGCCCTGGTAGCTGAACAAGCCAGTTACCTTCGTCTTGTTGATAGTTAGTTCCTTTTACAGAAGAGTGTCCTGTACCTCTAGAGTCTTGTGAGGTATTTGTGTATCTTGCACCTCTATCTGGCCAGTCTTGACCTTCTGTATCTGATCTTAAGTATCCGCCGTACATTGGCTGCATATTGCT